CTGGACGCAGGCGAGATTGCCGCGATGGGGGCGGATCATGTGATCCTCGCCACCGGGTCTTTGCCTGCAGGCACCGGGTTTCAAAAGGCGATCCCGCATGTGGCGGCGCTGCCGGGGCTCGATGGCAATGTCTGGCCGGTCGAGGACGTGATGGGACGGGCGGCGCGGCTGGGGCCTCGGGTGATCGTGCTGGATGAGGGCGGCAATTGGCGAGGCGGAGGCACGGCCTGGCATCTGGCGGAAGCGGGGCATCAGGTGGTGATCGTCACGCCGCACGCCATGGTGGGGCGCGAGTTGGAGCGATCCGCCGCCGATGTGCCGCTCAGGCGGCGTCTGGCGGCGCTGGGCGTGCGGTTTGTGACCGAGAGCGCGATCACCGGCTGGCAGAACGGCGGGGCCGAGGTGGTGGACCTGCTGACCGGCGCGCGGTCGCATGTGGCGGCGGATAGTCTGGTGCTGGCGACGACCAATCGGGCGGATGTGAGTTTGCGCGATGAGTTGGCAGCGCAGGGCGTTGTTGCGCGTCTGATTGGCGATGCGCATGCCCCGCGACTGGCGGCGCAGGCGTTTCACGACGGGCGCAAAACGGCGCTGGTGCTCTGAGGTCAAGAGCCTTGTAAGGCGGGCGGGGGCGACTTACGATCCGGATGCAGGGGAGGCAGAGCGCGGCGGGGAGGCCGCTCTCTTGCGGTTTGCTCAAGCCGTTGGATCGACATGGAATTTCTGGAGTATTCGCATAACCTCTGGCTGGTGGTGGCGTCGCTGAGTGTTTCGCTCGTGGCGGCCTTTACCGGGTTTTCGCTGACCCGTGGCATTGCCGTGCAGCCGGTGGCCTTGCGTAAACTTTCTGTGACCCTGGCGGCGATTGCGCTGGGTGGCGGCATCTGGTCGATGCATTTCGTGGCGATGCTGGGGCTGCAACTGCCGATTCCGATTTATTACGACGCAATGATCACGCTTGGGTCGGCTCTTATTGCGATCCTGATGGTGGGCGCGGCGCTGCTACTGCTGCATTTCTATCGGCGCACGCGGGCGAGCCTGACGGCGGCGGGCTGTGTCATTGGGCTTGGCATCGTCGCGATGCATTATCTGGGCATGTCGGGGCTGCAACTCTGCCGGGCGGTCTATACGCTGCCGGGGGTGGTGTTTGCAGTGCTGGCGGCCTGCGGGTTGAGCGTGGCGGCGATCTGGGTGGCCTATGGTCAGCGCCGGCCGCGCAATATCCTGCTGGGCACGCTGGCCTTTGGTACGGCGGTGTTTCTGGTGCATTTCGCGGCGATATTCGGGACGCGGTTTGTGGCGGTGCCGACGGTGCAGGAGATCGGGCCGGTGATGGGCAATGAGGTACTGGCGTTGGGGGTGTTGATCAGCTCGTTTGTGCTCTGTGGCGCGTTTCTGCTGACGGGGGTCACCTTTCTGGCGCATGGGGGCAAGGCAGAGGGTGTGGTGGCCAAGCCGTCTGAGGCGGTTCCGGTGCTCCGGCGCATTCCCTATGAGCAGAACGGGCAGACGCATTTCATCGACGCGCGCGATGTGGCGTTTTTGCGGGCCGAGGGGCATTACACGCTGCTCTATGCCGGGACCAACAAGCATTTCTGCACCTGGTCGATCACCGAAGCCGAGCGGCGGTTGAGCCCCGGACCGTTTCTCAAGGTGCATCGCAGCTATCTGGTGAACCCGGCGCATGTGGCGCATTTCGAGCGGCGCAAGGACAATGGCTTGTGTCATTTCCGGCTTGGCGGGCAGGATGTCACCACGCCTGTCAGCCGGTCGCGTCTGGCGGAATTGCGTGAGGCGTTGGGGGTCTGAGGGCCCGCGCACGGTCTGATTTACTTTCCTTAAACCTTTGACGGTCTGATGCCTCTCAAGCGGGCAAGAGGCCTGGCATGAGCGGGATCAAGGAGAGCAGCGCGATGATACTGGATTTCTTTCGGCAAGGTGGCACTGCGCCGGACGCGGTGCCCGAGCAGAAGGCAAGTGCCACGGGCCGCGTGATGGCGTGGCATGGGGCGGGGCGCGTGGCCTGGAGCCCGCGCGATACTGTCAGCCTGACGCGCACCGGCTTTGCTGGCAATCCGGTGGGGTTTCGCTGTGTCAAGATGATCGCCGAGGCGGCGGCGGCGCTGCCGCTCATCTTGCAGGGTTGCGAGCAGCGATTTGCGGTGCATCCGGTGCTGAGCCTGATCAAATGCCCCAACCCGGCGCAGGGGCGGGCGGAGCTTTTCGACGCGCTTTACGGCCAGCTCTTGTTGACGGGAAATGCCTATGTCGAGGCGGTGGGCGCGGGCGGCGTGCCGGTGGAATTGCATGTGCTGCGCTCGGATCGGATGAGCGTGGTGCCGGGGTCGGATGGCTGGCCGGTGGCCTATGAGTATGCCGTGGCGGGGCGCAAGCATCGGTTCGATGTGCGCGAGGGCGTACCCTGTATTTGCCACATCAAGAGCTTTCATCCGCAGGATGATCATTATGGGCTGTCACCCCTGCAAGCGGCGGCGCAGGCGGTGGATGTGCATAATTCCGCCTCGCGCTGGTCGAAGGCACTCTTGGACAATGCCGCGCGGCCTTCGGGGGCGATTGTCTATAAGGGGGCTGATGGGCAGGGGGCGATGTCGGGCGATCAATATGACCGGCTGGTGAGTGAGATGGAGGCGCATCATCAGGGCGCGCGCAATGCTGGGCGTCCGATGCTGCTGGAAGGCGGGCTTGATTGGAAGCCGATGGGGTTCAGCCCGTCGGATATGGAATTCCAGAAGACCAAGGAGAGTGCGGCGCGCGAGATTGCGCTGGCCTTTGGCGTGCCGCCGATGCTGTTGGGTATTCCGGGCGATGCGACCTTTGCCAATTATCAGGAAGCGAACCGGGCGTTTTACCGGCTGACGGTTTTGCCGCTGGCGATGCGGGTGGCGGCGACGGTGTCGGCTTGGCTGGGGCGGATGAGCGGCGAGGCGCTAGATCTGGCGCCCGATCTCGATCAGGTGCCGGCGCTGGCCGGTGAACGTGATGCGCAATGGGCGCGGGTGGGTGCGGCGGAGTTTCTGAGTGACGCGGAAAAGCGCAGCCTGTTGGGCCTGCCTGCCGTGGCGGCGGAGGAGGCTGATGGTTGAGCGGGGCGCGCCGCCGCCGCGCTATGGGTTCGAGGCGTTCGACTGCGCGCCGGGGCTGCGGCTGGAGGCGCATGAGCGGGTTTCGGAGTTGCAGACCCGCGCGATGACCGAACGACAGGAACGCATGGAGGCGGCGATGGAGCGCTTGGAGCGACGGTTGTGGCTGGCGGTTTACGGCGTGGTGGCAGCGATTCTGGCGCAGGCGTTTCAGCCGCTGTTGGCGGCATTGCCGGGGTGAGGCAGAGCGAAAGGATGAGGCGGATGGACATGGATACAGGGCTGGAGCGCAAGTTCGCGCGGCTCGACGGCGCGGTGCTGAGCGTGAGCGAGGCCGGGCAGATCGAAGGCTATGCCAGCCTGTTTGGTGCGGCTGATCAGGGCGGCGATATTGTTGAGCGCGGTGCCTATGTGGCCTCTCTCGGGCGGCTGGCCAAGGAGGGGCGACGGGTCAAGATGCTGTGGCAGCATGATCCGGCGCAGCCGATCGGGATCTGGGACGAGGTGCGCGAGGATGCGCGCGGTCTCTGGGTCAAGGGGCGGCTGCTAGAGAGTGTGGAAAAGGCGCGCGAGGCGGCGGCGCTGATCGCGGCGGGGGCGATTGACGGGCTGAGTATCGGCTATCGGACGCTGCGCGCGGCGAAGACTGACAAGGGCCAGCGGCTCTTGCGGGAACTGGAGCTGTGGGAGGTGTCGCTGGTGACATTTCCGATGCTGCCCAGTGCGCGGGTGATGGCCAAGGGCGATGCCCCGGAGGCCCAAACCCTGCGCGAGATGGCGGCGGCGTTTGACGCGGCCCGCCGGGAGATGGCGCAGGTGTAGCGCCCGAGCGACGACCCAATCTGAAGGATGGAATGATGACAACCCAAGCAAAGGCTCGGGCCGGGGAAGATCTGTCTCCGGTGGCCGAGGTGAAATCCGCAGTGGCGGGTTTTCTGAGCGAATTCAGCGGCTTTCGAGCCGAAATTCACAACCGACTGCAACAGCAAGAAGAGAAAATGACCATGTTTGAACGCAAATCCATCGCCCTTGCGCGTCCACATCTTGCCGCGACTTCTGATGGGTCCGCGCCGCATCGCAAGGCGTTTGACGCCTATCTGCGTGGCGGTGACGATGACGGGCTGCGCGGCCTTGAACTGGAAGGCAAGGCGCTCAATACCGCGATTGCGGGCGAGGGTGGCTATCTGGTCGATCCGCAGACTGCCGAAACGATCCGTTCGGTGCTGAGCACGACCGCGTCGATCCGGGCGGTGGCCAATGTGGTGGCGGTCGAGGCCACCAGCTTTGACGTGCTGGTGGATCACACCGATGTGGGCCACGGTTGGGCCACGGAAAGCGGCACGGTGCCCGAGAGCGATACGCCGGTGATCGACCGCATCAGCATCGCGCTGCATGAGTTGAGCGCGTTGCCGAAAGCCAGCCAGCGGCTGCTGGATGACAGCGCCTTTGACGTTGAGGGCTGGCTGGCGGGGCGTATCGCTGACAAGTTTGCGCGCGCCGAAGCGGCGGCATTCGTGGCGGGCGACGGTGTGGACAAGCCGCGCGGATTTCTGACGCATCCGAGTGTAGACAATGACGTCTGGGTCTGGGGCAATTTGGGCTATGTGCCGACCGGCGTTGCGGGCGCGATTGCCGGGCCCGATCCGATTGTCGATCTGGTCTATGCCCTGGGGGCGCAATACCGCGCCAATGGCACGTTCGTGATGAATTCCAAGACCGCTGGCACCATTCGCAAGATGAAGGATGCCGATGGGCGGTTCCTGTGGTCGGATGGTCTGGCGGCGGGAGAGCCTGCGCGGCTGATGGGCTATCCGGTGCTGATCGCCGAGGATATGCCCGATATTGCCACCGGGGCCAATGCCATCGCCTTTGGTGATTTCCATGCCGGGTACACGGTGGCGGAGCGCCCGGATTTGCGGGTGTTGCGCGATCCGTACAGCGCCAAGCCTCATGTCCTCTTTTACGCGACCAAACGGGTGGGCGGCGATGTGTCTGACTTCAAGGCCATCAAGCTCTTGAAATTCGCCGTCTCGTAAGGGGCTGCGAAGAGGGGCGGGGGTGTGGTGGCCCCCGTCCCGAGGCGCGTGCCGTTCGGGTGTGGCGTTGTCCAGCTTTCCCCTCCGTCCGTGCAACGCCGGATGGCGCGCGCCTGAACCACCGGAGGGGTCCGGGATATATGGAGTAGGTCCATGATGTTAATCGAAGAAACCGCGGCGCCCCCGGCCGCGCTGCCGCTGGCGGAATTCAAGGCGCATCTGCGGCTGGGCACGGGGTTTGCGGATGACGATATCCAGGACCCGGTTCTGGAGAGTTTTCTGCGTGCGGCGCTGGCCGGGATCGAGGGGCGCACCGGCAAGGTGTTGCTGGAGCGAGAGTTTTCATGGGCGCTACGCGTGTGGGGCGATGCGGCGGGACAAGCGCTTCCAGTGGCGCCGGTGAGTGCG